TGTTGATACAATATTGTTATATGCTACATTTACAGCATCTTTTTTAATCATTTCTCTGTCTAAAATTTTTAACTCTTTTAATAAAGGAGCATTAATTGGCCATGAAGTTCCCGATTTTTCAATAATATATTCTTCAGACATATTACCTGTCATTTTTATTATATTATTTACAGAAGTATGAACTTTAGACCGTTGTAATTTTTTTATAGTTTTATTTGCAACTTTAATAGCAGACCTACTTAAAAGTGAAAATATCTTTTGAGCCCAACCAATAAACTTTTTAACACCAGACATAATTTTATCTTTAACATCACTAATAGTAGATTTAACAGAACTCCAAAATCCTTCTTCAAGAAATTCAAATTCTTCATTTGTGCCTGCAAATTGACTAGGCCTTTGTGGTTGTTGTCCAAATAAATTATTAATTAATGTATTTAATTTTCCTATTCTCGCATCTCCTTGACCCTTTTTCAATGAAATTTGTACAAATTTTATATCTGTACCCACTACTGATATAATACCTGTAGTATGATCCCAATCCAGCTCTGAATTTGGAAGTATCTTAATTAATTTACTAGCACTTCCACTAGTAACAAATACTATATCTGCTGTGTTTTCTTTACTTCCAGACTCTTTATATTTGTCTGGTGTATTAGCATAAAATTTATTAATACTTTTATGAATAATTTCCAAAGATGAGCCCCAAGGCACATTAGGAACTTCTTTAATATCTGCACCTATTAATTGTATAGCTTGCCGTAAAAACTCTTTTGACTGAGGTATTTCTTTTCTTAGTTTATTAATCCAATTTTTACCTGTGGGGTTTATTTCAGAATCCGATAATGCCTTATCAACATCTTTAGAAGTAGGTAACGTATTAGAACCAGATAATCTAGCTACAATAAATACCCATGTTTCATATACTGCTTCAGCATCTTTACCACCAGGCACCATTTTTATAATATCTTCAGCAGTTTCTTCAGCAAGATGTTGTTTAAATGACTTCATTCTTAGGTATAATAGGGGGAATTTAAATAAAGTAAGGTAGGTTGTTTCAAATTCCCATGTTAATAAAGAGTGAGGGGCGCATCCAAGCCTGGAAGGTTCTGAGAATCTTCTTCCAGTTCTTTTTCTAGGGGTTCACCCTTATATGCCTGAAGCCCCCTCTAAGAGTATTTATAAGACTAGAATTTCCAATCTTCTGTATTTACTTGAGATGTAGGAAGTTCTTGACCAGAATCTACTAAACCACTTTGTGCTTGTTGTTCGACATCGTATAGTTTCATCTTTGGCCTGTCTATTCCAAGAATAAACTTTTTGTTTTTGGTGAGGTCATTGTATCTATTTTTGAGTTGTTTTACCAGTATTTGGTCAAGTTCTTCTAATTCTTCAGTTTGTATGAGTGCAAACATGAAATCGGCAGTTGATGGTAAACCAAAACTCTCACTTGTATCTTCTAATCCAAAGTCAGATGCGGTGAATCCACTTCTATTCACCTGAGTAGCTGAGACAATTGGCACGTTTTGTTCTACGGCAAATCCTCTCAATTCTTCTGCAATGGCTTTAATGTAGAAATAAGATCCTACATTTGCACCAGATTTAAATCTAGTAGAAGCACAAATGTTTAAATAGTCAATGAAAATAATTTTAGGTGTGAATTGTCTTTTAATTTTTAATTCTTTTATCAGCCCACGAAAATGTCCTGCATGAGCAGATGCTGTAGGGTATTCCTTGATTATGAGTTTTCCCTGAGTTTTCTTTCTAATGCTGTCTACTGAACTTTCAAAAAGGGTCTTAGGTAGGTCATGTAATTCATCAATGGTCAAGTCCATTAGATTTGCATCTATTCTTTCTGCAATTCTTTCCTCTGCCATCTCAAGTGTAATATAAAGAACATCATATCCATTTAAAAGAACATTGGCTGCATGGTGACACATGAATAGGGTCTTACCTACTCCTGTACCTGACATTACAATATTTAAGGTTTTGTTGGGAAGTCCACCATTTGTTATATCATTAAAGTATTTGAGGTCAAACGGTATCTTTTCTTCTTGCCTGTGATAAAACGCAAAGCGATCTGCGGCATTATCAATATAATCATGACCAATAGACATATCGAAACTGACAGAAAGAGCATCAGACAAAATGTCAGGAAGAGCATCAGTATTCCTATCTTTATCATTCCCCCCAATAATGCTAATTCCATCAAGGACTGCCAAGTGGAGAGCTCTGTCTTTACAGTATTGTTCTGTTGTGTCTGCCAACCATTTTTGGTCTGTTTCTTCATGTGATAATCCATTCACTAAATCGTGAGTTACTTTCCATGCCTCCTCATTTAAATCAGTCCGTTTATCAATCTGGATAATTATGGCTTCTTTTGTGGGTAGTTCACTATACTTATCTACAAACTTATCTATTTCATCAAAAACTATTTGATGCTCTTTACTTTCAAAATATTTAATCTTCAGAAAGGGTAATACTTTCCTTGTGTATTCCTCGTTGGTCATCAAGTGACCTAGAATCATTGTCTCTGTAGATGATTTCAAATTCATTATCTTCCTTTAAGCCTTTTTCCAAACATGAAACAAGAATATCCCCTGCAATTTGCTGGAATTCTTGTTCATTGGTTAAGTGATTATTATTTTTCCATTGAGCAGGCTTCAATGTGAAATGTAAATTCATTGCTCCTTCTTTTGTTTCTGCACCCATCATAACATCCTCGTAAATATAAACTAATCCTTTAAATTTACCTTCCTCAATACGAATAGCATTGAGCTTTGAATCATCGCCTTCACGAACTACCGATGAGTGTTTTACTGTATCTATTGGTGAATATTCAGACATAATGTTTATAGCTCCCTAAAATATATTTGTCATTTGATATTGGTGTATTTCCACGATGCAAGTATGTCCATGTTGCTGGGAATATTAGTATTGTACCACACTCAGGCGAAACTTGCAAGTCTAAAGTTGGAAACTCTGTTTCACCACCAAAGTCTACATTATTGAGGTAAACAAAGAATACCAGAAAACGCCTTGCAGATATATAATCCCCAACATCAACGTGATCCAAGAAATTACCTCTACCAGCTCTATACCGTTTAATTCGTATTTCTTCCCATGCAGATTTTTCTGGTAAAGCCTTTTCATGAACATTAACATCTTGTTTGTATTTTTCTAAAATATCATCGAATCTTTTATAAACATCTAATTGCATTTTCAATGTTTGTTCCCGAAATGTGTTCAAATTTACTTCATCAAACTCACGATGTCCTTCCAGTTTGGTTTGTTCTAATTGATTATTTTCATCTAGAATTTCAAACCACTCTATAAGACCATCACATTCTTCTTTACTGAACATCTTCGGATATGTCTTTATCCACTTCTCCATATAGAAATTCCTTTTTTGCAGCTGCTTCTAATTTGTCCATAGTTTCTTCATCGAAATATTTTTCTGGTTCTGAATAAATGGACTTGCCATATAGCTGTTTGCCATCTATTTCATAACGATTACCAGACCTTTTAAACACTCCGTGTTTCTCACCAAACTCTAAGAGTCCGTAATACCTATCAATTCCAGATTGATAACCTAGTTTAACATCAATCATTTTATTTTCGACTGTCAATCTGGATTTCTGAGTTTTACAATGAATGATATTTCCTATAACCTCAGTTCCTTCTTTGTCCTTCTTCTTGGACAAGTAAATGATTGAACTGGCTGCATACTTGAGTCCAGAACCACCGCCCATTTCCTTAGTCGGCATATATGCACCTATCACATCATAGGTGTGATTGGTTACGACTAAAGGAACATTTGCTCGACCTAACTTGAGGGTCAATACACGAAAACAAGCTTTAATAATCTGAGCTCTAGTCATATCCCTAGTCTCTGACCCTGCGGCAGTATCTTCCAGTTCTTTTGTGGTAGATAAATTTCCTAGAGAGTCCAAGACAATCATCATAGGTTTTTGCTCAGTCTCAAGATATGCATCTAATATCTTTATTGATTGTGTACGAAATTCCTGTATAGTAACTACTGGAAGTATTACCATTCTTTTTGAATCGATACCCCTAGACTCTATAAGTTCTTTAGGTATTGCTGACTCAGACTCAAAGTATAAAACTCCACCATCTGGATTTGTATCCAAGAATTGTTTGACCATTCCTAGTGCAAAGTAGGTTTTCCCTGTCGCACTTTCTCCAGCAAGAGCCGTGATTTTGTTAGAAGGTAATCCACCAGACAGACTACCAGAAAGTAGGCCATTAAATAGATAACTACCAGTATCGATGTAGCTATTAACATCACCAGCTGCCAGGCCCTCTTCAACGATTGTTGCATATTCATTTCCTGACTCCTTTATAAATTGTTTTAAATCCATTATTTACCCCACCTATACTCAACTGGTTCTCCACCAATACCATATTCTTTATACATTTCTTCTATTTGCTCAGCAGAGAATTCTGATTTATGTACTGGTTTATATCTCTTTTTGTTTTTCTTTGTTGATGTTGTTGGTACACTAATATAAGAATGCTCTCTTGTACGTTGATCATCTTGTATTTTCTTCTGAAGAGCAAACTCTTCTGGATCCTGTTCTTTCCACTTTTTCTTTAGAGCATATTCCATCATCTGATAATCACCGCCTGTATGTCTACTCCAAGCTGCATATTCCATCCAATTAGAAAATCCTCTTTCTTGAGCAAACTCATCGGAAGTTTTACCTTTCATTTCTACTTGTTCTAAGCCATCTACCAATTCACCAACTATCTTATAGATGTTTTTTAAATCAATTTTATTTAAATCCATTCTATCTCCACATATTTCTTAGTTTCTTTGCCCCAATTTTTCATTACAGGTACATACAATACCTCATATAAAAACCGATTAAACTGTTTGTCAAAAATTCTAGATGTTTTCTTAGACCATTTTCTAGGAGTAACCTGTAGGCTAGATAGTACTTTCGCTTTTCTTTGTTTTTTGGATAGTTTCATTATTCCTCTCTATTTTCAGATTTGTCAACAGAAAACCCTTCAGGAAATCTGCCAGTTAATTTTTTGGTATTCTCTGCAAGGACTTCTTCTAAACTCCATCCTGACCAGATAAGAACTTGTTGGACATACCACATCACATCACCAAGCTCTAGTTTAATTTTCTCTCTCAGTTCGGGTGTAGGTTCTTTTCCTTGAAATAGTATTTTCTTTACAATATCTAATAGCTCTCCACCCTCAGAACAGATACCAATACTACCTGTAAGTAATCTTTGGGGCTCTGTCCATTTTGCATCACCATCCTGAAATCCTGCAAGTCTGTCCATAAAGAGATCACTATCAACTGTTACTTCTGATGTGACACTATTTACAAATTCTCTATGTGCTGTTACTTCTTTTGAATCCATGTTCTCCTTTAATTAAAAAAGTTTGTTATTGTAGCAATATTATTCGTTGCATCCTTAATGGCAAAATTATTTTCATAGGGTGTACACTCTCTAAGATTATCTGGATGATTATTAAAACGATCATCATCAATATGATCTAGTACATATCCATCTCTTGGGTATCTTCTATGATGAAGAGCAAAAACTAATGTATGTAATTGAATGCACCATAGACCAAAGTTGGGAATGGATAAAGTAACTATTTTATATTTTTGATTTTGTAATGAACCTTTAATATTTTTATATTTACCATTTGTACCAGCTTTCATTATTTGTCCTCTCCTACCTAAAATATTACCCATACCATCATGTTTATAACCAGCCGCTTCTATAATATCAGGAGTAGGCCTTAGTTTTCTTATAGGAGGAATTACTTTATATTCCACTAAAAGATCACTAATACTAATATAAGGATTAATTTCTAATAAGATTTTAGCCTTTTCAATAAATTCTAATTTTGCAATTTTTATATTCACATTAACCAAAGAAATCTAATAGATTGGTTTGAGTTCCGTATGAGTCATCGATGTACCAATCGATTGAGTTTGTAATAAACAGCAATGGATCAACAAACGACTTCTCAAATTGTTTTTCATAATCAACATACTTTTGCACATCCAATTCCGTAGGACACTCTGTAAGAAAAGTAAATACATTTGTCTGGAATGGATTGGGGTTTTTCAAATAAACAAACTTAATCTTTTCCCCTTCCATAATCTCAGGATACTTCTTATCTAATTTCTTATCCTTGAGTTGGTAGTTATAAAGTAGAGCTCCCTTAACGTGCATTGGACAACCCTTCTTGAAAATACCATTACTTGATGACCACTTCTTTAAGCCATTACATGATCTTGGAAATGCAATCATCTTAGGTTTAAGCCCTAACCATTCCTTACGAAAATCCTGTATGAATGTATTGAGTTCTTCCTCTGTTCCACTAATGATTAATTGTAAAGCATCTTTAATTTTATCTCTACATACTTGTGGAGTTGATGACTTGACTGCTTCGATACCCATCATCTTGAGTTTGGGCTCTGCATACTGAACACCTTCTGAGTTATGAACATTCAGAATGTATCGTTTCTTTGCAGTCCAGATACCCTTGTCTGCAATAACCTCACGACTCATTACCATCTTCTGCTCGTATGCATTTGTATAGTCTGCAAGTTCTTGATACTTCTGATTTATGAAAGGTTCTATCGTATCAGTACAAATTTTATCTAGAAACTTAACAGGGTTTTTTGGTTGTAATTTTTCTACCAGAGATTCAAATGTAAGATAAACAGAATCGGTATCGGAAGCAAGTACATAATCTACATCATCAGTTTTCATCAACTCATTTAAATACTTATTCAATGCAATCTCTATCCACCGAATGGAAAGCTGACCACTATAAGTTACAGCCTCTGCAATACGAATATCATAAAATCTAAAATACTGATTTCCGATTGCACCATATGCAGAGTTAAGTGCAATCTTGAGTGCCATCTGTTTGTTCTTGTAACGTGATATGAGATTTAAAAGTTGTGGATGTTTAGTATCCTCATATTCTTGTTCGGCTTTGAGCATCAACTTCTTAATTTCTTTACGTTCATTGTACATCTCTAACAACATCTCAGGAAGAAAACCATATTTGGTACAATCAAACAATGCACCATTTGGAGTTATTGTTTGTTTATTTTCTATGAGAAAAGAGGTATCAAACTCTTGTGATAACATCTTATCAACAGTAGGCACCGTCCTATGCATCCCCTTGATAGTCTCAGGGGAGATATTGTAGTTCATGATCAAATGTGGATACAATGAGTTCAAGTCAAAACTAACAACCCACTTATGAAGTCCTACTTGTGGTTCCTTAACATAAGCACCAGAAAACATATCACTTTTATCACTTCTAACGATTTGGGGAATCTGTATGTTTCTATCTCTTAAATAATTATAGATAATTACATCCCACATTCTTACTTGAGAAAACACATCTGTATAATTACATTTTGCACTATAGGCCATAGTCAAGATCAAATCAATCAATTTCATCTTATCTTCAAGTCTATCTACTATCTCCACATCTTGAATATTATAATCAATGAATGATTGAAAATCTTTGGTGTACCACTCACGAAATGTATCGTATGGGTTTGGGTCTTTACGTTCACCCAATTCAACAAATGCTATATGGTCTAATCGATAACTCTCTTGAGCTGAGTATGTAAACTTCTTATATAAGTCAAGATAGTCTAACTGTTCCAAACCAAATACATTATAACAAATATGTTCCTTACCTTGAATGTACACACTATCTTTAAATACCGTTTTCCAAACAGATAAACGCTTAACTTCTTTTTCACCTAACCGATATTTGATACGATGTACTATATAAGGCAAGTCATAAAATTTAGAGTTCCATCCTGTAATAACATCTGGCTTATGAGTTTCCCAAAATTTAAGGAATTTCTCTAACAATTCATCTTCAGAAACACATTTGACATAATGGACATCTTCTCTACTATTGGTATAATCTCCTACACCAAATACCACTATTTGTTTTGATTGATGATTCTTAATTGTAATGGAAAGTAGTTCCTCTATAGAATCTTCCACTTTAGGAAATCCATTCTCAGAGGCTACCTCAATATCAATAGTCACAACTAAAATATCATCCATCTTCCAGCTAATATCACTCCTCCAAGTATCAGAAATATACTGGAAATTATAGCGAGTCATGCCATAGATTAAATTTTGTTGTTCGGAATATTGGGAGGCGAATTCTTTTGATTGCTTGATGGATTCCTGTTTGACAGGAGCGAGACTCCTACCATCAAGAGTTTTGTATGGGGTTTCCTTTTGTACTGGTACAAAAAGAGTAGGTTGATATTTATTGCGGGCAGTTATTCGTTCTCCGTTTTGAACTCCACGAATAAGAATACTATTGCCGTAGCTAACTACATTTGTGTAATAATCCATAATATATCTATTATACTACAGCCAAACGAAAATGTCAAGTTTTATTTATCCGTTTAACTGTACGTTAGGAAGTATAATTCCAGAGCCAAATTTCTGATTCCATGCATCTCTGGCTGCATCTACAGGATCGGTTATACAAATAACCCAATCCATTTTAACTGTTACGTTGTCATTTTTTGAGAAGGGGGGCCAAGGCGCAAATCCTATACCTTGTTCGGTAGGCATTAATTGGCAAGGATTAGATATAATAACATCATTACTAATAACTGTTACATCACCTATAATTTCCTCGCCAGATTTTAACTTAACCAAGCGAATATCACTCATCTTTCTTTTTACCTATATTATATTTTTGTTCAAGTATCCAATCACTCTTTTCTGAAAATGATAAAACTTTAATTTGACTCAATGGAGCTTTAGGTTCTGCTTCACTTACTAAACCAACTAAACCCCAATCACCTAGTAAACCAGCGATAGTATTCCTTCGCTCTATATCATTTTCTGTAAGGCTTGATTTCTTTCCATCTAATACAAAAAGTTCTTTAAAATGGACAATGTAATATTTGCCTTTCTTATGAAGTAGATGACAAGACTGCCACAACTTCTTTTCTCTGCGAGATGCTACACCAATTCGTGATAGAGTCTCCCTAACCTTCAAGAAATCATCAGGCTCCTTCAGGGTCACTTCTAACATATCAGATGATGTCCAATTTAAATCTTCAGTCATTTTCCACCTTTATCTAATTTCGTTTTCATATAGGATATATCCTCATCCGTGAGAACATTCAGAACTTCTTTTGCTCTCTGATCACTATATCCAAAATATTCTTTAATAGTTTCTAAATTATTAATTTTAGAAGTTTTAAGCCAAGGAGCAAATCTTTTCCTTGATCTAATACTATTTAGGAGAAATTGAAACTGGAGTTTGTTATCTAACCCATTGTAAATATTCATTTCATTTACTAATAGGATAGTGTCTGTAAAGGGGTAAATACAACGATTTATTATATATGGGGAATATTTCTTCTCCCACATCTCATCATCTGAGTCCATCAATTGTTCTTTAGATTGATTGATGGCCTTCAGATATTCTTTCAATTCATACATTATATAGTGTGTAAGTAAGGGTTAATTCTTCATCTTTTTCTATGTCCCTACTGGTAACTAGAGAATAATAAGTAATTACTGACTCTTCTGGTGATTCAATTTTATGACAATTAGGCTCTTCGCTATGATTGATAAATCCACCTACTGGTGTACGAATATGATCTCCTTTAAAGCCTGGAGCAAACACATGAGAAATACCTAAATGGATTCCTTTTTTAATAGGTGTTTTCGCAAATAGCCCCACTCCATGAATTGGGGAATTTTTAATTTCTACTGAATCTGGTAATGGTTTGTACATATTACTATTTATCACTTCCAACAATACGTTGGAAATTCTGTCATAGAATCATAAATGTTTGGATGATCCAATAAAGCTCTACGATATTGAGTCCAAGGCAATCCCCTGCCCCACTTTGTTTCCCATTTCATAATATCGGCTTTGGTTATTTTTTTCTTACGTTTAATAAAATCAATTATCCCTTGTAAGGCTGGTGTATCTCCTACAGTCCGAACACTAGACAATAAAGAATCCATATAATCACTCATTTCAATCATCTTACCTTTATATATTAAATTAGTTTTGAGATGTTCAATCCCCCTAGTAGATTGAGTATTTCTAAAATCTACATCATCTAGATACTGATTAAAAGCATCTATAGTCTCAACATCAGTAGAAACAAAATGGCCTTCATTCCAAAGTTCTCTGTAATACTCACCATCATACATTATATATGGTACACCATTTCTCATACCATCAGTTGTAGCTACACTCCATCCACCATATTTTTGTTTGGGTGAATATCCCACACAGCAAGTTTTTAATATTTGATTGTACTGCTCATCTTCAACTTTTGTTGTAAAAACATATTTTCTATTTGGTTTTTCTAATAATGGAATCCATACTTGAAAATCTTTTCTTTTTTCATATAACTTATCCATTAGTGATATAAAATGATTAAAATGTTTATAGGTATCTGGTCTGTGATTGAAAACTATAATTTTCTTGTAGCCCATTGGTGTATTAATAATATCAGCTTCATTAACACCTAAAAGTTGAGGAACTAATATTTCATCTAATTTTTTAATTTGTGTATCATTAAAATATCTTTTAGCTTGTTTCAAGACCATATTTTTTTGCTGTTGAGTATTTAAATAACATCTATCAAACTCTAAAAGATTCCATATATTTTGAAGAAAAGTATCCTTTGGGCCAGATACAACTTCATCAAGATCAAACCAATGACAATAACCAAAAAATGGTGGTCTATGGTGTGTAATATTATACATGACATTTTTTAAAGCATGAGTATGTTCTGGTAAATGACTCATAACTAAATCAAAATCATACTTGTGGTCTATTAATTTTTGTATGTCAGGAACATTAAAATGTGACCTCATTGCTTGTGGATATGTTGGTATATCCATTGTTAGTTGAGTAACATTTGAAAATTCAAATAATGAAATAGGTTTTGGAACTATACAGTAAAACCATAAATCTTTACGAATTTCATTTAATAATTTTATTTGATTGCTAGCTACTTTAATATAACTATCTTTATTCAAATCTTTTTGAAAGGTGATGTTAGGGTACATCAGTACTCTAACAGTTTTGGATAGTTTCGCTTTTTCAAATAAATTCATCTTATTATGTCAATTTTGTCAATAGATTCAGGAGTCCAGTATTCTAATACTTGCCTGTCCCTACCTTCTGTTTTTATTTTTTCATATCTTTTAGTGGCTTTCTTTTTCCACCACTTGGTAATGTTTTCCAAACTGTATTTTTCAAAACTTTCAGATTTTACAAGTGTATCTGTTTTTCCTGTAAGTACATCTTTTGAATTTGCATATCCATAATCACTCATGTAAAATCTTTTCTGAGTAGTAACACCTGTAGCAGTTTTTATACACTCACAAAATTCATTATACTTGGTAGTGTCATGTTCCTTTAAAGATGCCTTGACCATACCTATCATCTTGGTTTGGGTTTTCAATTTTCTACTGGAAGCAGTTTTCTTCACTAACGGCCCGTCATTTTTTTCTTCAAACCATTTTCTTAGTTCTGGATATATGTCCTCACCCATTGTCAAGAGAAAACTACTCATTGTATCACCTTTATATTTTAAGTACGGCCGCATACCATCATACATTGAAGCACCCTTAATATTACCATATAGTGAGGTAGTTTCAAACAAACAAAATTCTGTATCGTATTTTTTATCAAGCATTCCACGCAATTCATGTGAACAACAAATAGCAGCCATCAGTTTTCCTCCAAGATAGTTGAATCCAAAAGGTTGTGTGGGTACTATAATAAATCCCATAATTACTCTTTTGTTCCAAGTTGGTAAATCTGGAACTGAACCTAACCAATCATTTCTAGGTTTTGAGTTTATTAATGGAGATCCGAATTTAATAAATCCAACATCTTTTCCAGTATTGGTTTCTTGAATAACTACTTTAAGTGTCTTGCCTGGAGCATTGTCTGGTGAAAAAGATGCTATAATTTCTAAATGGTCATCGAAATATGAATTAGGTTTCTCACAAATTTTAAAATTCATATCCTCTGGGCTCATAGTATAATCATCAAATAAATCTACTTCTGGCCCCCCAAACAAAGATGTGGGAATATTTTTAAGTCTCTCTAGTTTTCTATACCTAAAATAATCATCAATCCGATTAAATTTACTGAAATATGCAGTTATCTTATCAGCTGCATAAATTCCATCTTCCCTACTTAAATTTGGCATTGGTCATTATCTCCACTAAACAAGCCATTAAATTAATCTCTTGATCTGCAACAAATGCAGATTTGTACTGATACTCTGCAATATGCAGAATTATTTGAGGAATTGTATTAGGGTCTGCTGATGTATATAAGTGGTCATATATCTTACGAAAGATTTTCTGAGGGTCATTATCTATGTTATCTACAACCCATGTACGAACACCCTTGAAGTTTTTAGACTTCAAGCATTCAATCAACTCCTTCATATTTGCATCACTTATATTTAGCAAAATGCCAGAGTCGATATTTCCAGAAACAGAATATCGTTGCAGCTCATTCAACACCCTACGGAAATCTGGTAGGTGTTTCATAATAAGTTCTGCAACTACATTACCATCATATTCTATATTATTATCTGTTAGAATAGTTATACACCTATTCATAAACTCAGCTGCAAGTTTTTGTTTATCTGTATCTGTAATACGATAATCAATAACTGCACACCTAGAATGAATGGGCTCTATGATTCTATTTTTGAAATTACAAGTGAAGATGAATGAGCAATTACTGGAGAACTTCTCCATGAAACCTCTCATTGCTGGTTGGACAGAATCGGGAGTCATGTAGTCCGCTTCATCCATGATGACAACTTTCCTACCTCCTGACATAGAAACAGAACTACAGTATTGTGTAAGTTTATTACGAAGTGTTTCAATTAATCGACCTTCATCAGATCCATTAACAATAATATAGTCGCAGTTGAGGGCCTTACACAATACCATAGCCGCAGAAGTTTTGCCGACTCCGGCACTCCCACTCAAGATAAGATTGGGTATCTTATCCTGACTGATTATTTCTCTAAATGTACCCTTAATATTTTCTGGTAAAACTAAATCATCAATGGTGGAAGGTCTGTATTGTTCAACCCACAAAATATCTTTATTCAATTTATCCTCCAAAGGAAGAAGTTGACTCCGTAGCTACCCACATTTCATACTTTTGTCCTTGCAACAACCAATGTGAAATTCCTTTTGAGGAAATCTCAACATCATAGTTGCCTGGAATCATTTTCATATTTTCAGTCTTGAAAACAAACCGAAATTTATCATCAGTTTTTTCATCCAAGACTACTTTGAAAGTATCTGTAGAATCATTATTCACATCTAGAGCTTTAATGTTAATAATTCCAGCATCACCTTCGATAGCAATCTCAGGAGTTCCAAGAACATTAGAAGCCTTCATTATCTGAGATAGTGCATCTTGAGACAATGTAAATTTAACTTCTGGTTCTGGAAATGTGATATTATTTTCAGGGGGAGTGACAATCATTGATGGGTCACAATAGACATAATCTACTGAATGTCTAGTTGTTCCTATATTCGCTGACTTCCCATTGAATCGAAATTCAGGGTCATCAAATAGTGATACTGCACCTAAGAATCGGTTCAGTTCGTAAATGGCAAAGTCTTGAGGAAAAGAATCTTCAAGTTCTGCCTGTGCTAAAATATTCTTTTGAACTGATACAGTCCTGAGAATATTTCCTTCTTTAATCTCAATCGACATATTAATATCGCTGAAATTCTTTAACATAGATAATGTATGTTTACTTAGTTTCATTTTCGCCTTTATGTATAGATAAAGCAATTATTGCATAGTGGATGACTTTGAATAAGTCCTTCCTATTGAATCCATCCTTCTTACCATATCGTTGAGCATACTTGAGAATGTTGCCGATGGTAAATCCTAAGCCATGACCATTGTCAACTATAAATTCGGTAGATTGGATTTTACCAGTTGCGTAGTGTTGCTGATAAGTTGAGTCAACATACTTCTGGATTTCTTTTAGGATTTCATTTTCTTTAAATTTGTAATCAATCATATAGTATATTATAACATAGTAATATTCAAAAGTCAAGTTTTTTCAGAAAAATTATCCAAACCATTTCTTCATTAAATCTCTTTCATCGATTGTCTGTCCCGCTAATTCTTTTAGTGGACAAAGTGTATCTCCCATTATAATATTACCACCACCCAAACGATTCTTGCATAAATCTACATTATCTCTCATTATATCTACACCATAAAGTGTATTTAATGCAGTAGTTAAATCAGTTCCATTTTCCAATTTCTTTATTAAAACTTCTCCCAAAAATTGACCATCTCCACAAGCAGGATCAATAAAAGTTTTCGTGGGATCAGAAAATAATTCTACAGGGAGAGAATCTAGCATTTTTTGTACCAATTCAGTTGGTGTAAAATGCTCAGCAGTTGCTTGTATTCTTTGTTCATCCCTTTCTATTTGGCTCATATAAGAATGATTTCGGATTCTATTTTTAATTTGTTCTAACATAATCCCTTTCTTCGGTTTTTAATCCAAAATAATCATACATCTCTTCATCTGACAATTTTTTATCTAAAGGAATCGTAGGTAAAGCAACAAATACTTTTTCATTTCCGAAACCAGACCATTTTGCCGTTTTAAAAATATACTTAAATAATTTAAGATTAAGATTATGTGCTAAATTTTCCCCCCCATCCTCAGTATCAACATTTATATAATATCCCATATCAGTTGTGCCTAGCTTTCCTGCATCATAGAATGGTTTTGTATAACCACTCCTAGACCACATAACTTTTTTATTATCAGCAAAAGATTGTCTTTCAGTAGAATACCATATTTGTTTATTAGTATGTAATAATGGGTGAATATGATTATCATTTTTGGTCTTACTCAAACTAGAATTGAGATTCTTTTCACGACTCTTCTTTCCATCTTCCAATTTTATTATACTCCATAACAAAATATTATGACACGTTACATAATCCCATTCTACCTTTAATTTATTTTTGGTATTAAAAATTACTTTCTGGTGAATGGAATAAGATTCTTCACAAAAATCATTTGGTAGATAAAAAACATCATCATCTAACTTTATGTCAAACTCTCCATTCACAGTATAGATTTTTGACATAGATCCATCATTGGGCGTATTCCAAATATTATAATTTGCAAAAGAAGAACCAACTTCTGGAAAATATTTTTCTGTATCCAGATGTAACTCAGTAACTTTTTTATCCTTAAATAATTGTAAAATTTTACTACTAGGGCTCTGAAAACTACTAGGAGAAACCTGACACAATACACCATCTTCTTTGAGTAAAGAATCAAAGCTTAATCGTGTAAAGTCAATCCATAATTTATGTTGAGTTTTACCCCGATCTGTAGTATCTTGGAATGGTGGATTTGTAACAACGACATCAAACTTCATACAAACATACCAGCCTTTTTAAAATCTACATATGTGTTTACAGAAGTGGCAATCTCTCTGGATTTTTTAGGTCTACGTTCTCCCCACCCCAACTCAATTCCTTCTTTTTTATGAAATCGTTTTCCCTCATAAACATCTTTTGCAGTATCTCCTTTATACCAACAACCATTACTGTTAAGAGTAAATGGAATATCAATTTCTAAAATAATTTCATCACCAAATTTAAACTCAAATCTGATATTTTTTGCATGGCGGAAATAATTTAACTCACAAGTAGGAATCTTTTCCAACATTCTCTTAAATCTTTTATTGACCAGACTGTTGAGATAATTTTTTCCATCAAAGGCAAGAAGTTCTTCTGCACCATCAATTCCGGCCATTTTCATAACACGATTACGAACAAGATTCTTAGAAACATAATTTTTTAAGAAGTCAAGAACCATATCCGCCCCTTCATGACCTATATCATGACAAGAAATTTCCCACATAGTTTTATCAAAAAACTTTCGGTCAGGGGAATTTGCAAAATCTTCTTTCATGTCAACATTAAGTTTATCTAGTTTGTGAAGAATTTTCACAATATCCATTCCATAATTTCTCTCAACTATTAAGTCTCTATCTTTTCCTTTACCATTAAACCTCAAACCATCAATAGGATTTCTAAACATTCCAACTCCATCAGACTTAAAGAGAATATTCATAACAAAAGAATTATAAGTTCCACTACAAACTTGAGGTCTTTTCACTCCACCTTTGTAATTTTTCAGAGAGAAAGAAATGGTTTCTTCACCATTCACAACAATAGCAAAATCTCCCTTCATGTTCATATCACGATATTCTTTCTCAACATCAAAAACATTAAAGGTAGAGTTTGGAAAAGTGTCAATCAACTCAGACACAAATCTTGGGGCCTGTTTTACACAATTTTTGTAATATGTTTTTTTGGATAGTCCCTCAATATCTTTGAGTTTTGGTTGTTCACTCAAATGATTTAATAAATCTTGTTTCCTAGACTCTGCAATCCCTTCAGTTGCAACATTTTTTCTCTCAAGTTCCTCTGCAACAAGAAAAACCCATGCTACTTCACAAGCATCAGCTTCTAGGTGGGCAACTGTATTTGTCATAATCAATTCTTATTTATGTTAAAAATGGAAAGAATTAATTCCTTTCCTCACTTGTTTACCTATATTGTCTCATATCTAGAAACAAAAGTCAAGGTTTTTCTTTCACTATAATATCAATGAAATAAGGGTAAATACACATAGGTAAAAATTACCTAGTGTAATTCAAAAATCATACCAAACTTACCAAATTTTATAAACTTTTTTTGTTCCCTCATAAACGGAACAGGTAGCATAAGGGTCAACTGCATCAAAACCAACTTTAGCACAACTTCTATTCAGACTAGAAGAAGCAACAACTTCTTCCATCGCAGCCCAAGCAGTTGGAATCTCATTCCATTTGGAATCATCATTACGAACTGACCTTAGTGATTTTACAACCTCAGCCATTTCTTTTACATCAAGAGTCATTCCGACTCTATGAGTTCCACTTTTTAAAAATAATGTATTCATTATCAATCTCATTTGGGTTTATAAAATGAATAAGAAACCTTTTCTTACTCTTTCACTAGCTATTATACAGAAAACCCATAACAATGTCAAGTCTTTTATTGCTTTTATTTCACTTTTTTTATGAATGGAGCGAGTATTCAGAATCGAACTGAAGTCTTTAGGTTGGAAACCTAAGATAATGCCACTATACCATACTCGCATGAATTATTATTGTTCACTTTTTATATACGAGCCATTTGCACTATCCCAAAACAAAACTGGTGAACTTTTAGCAGTTTTAGCTCCTTGTATTTCTAAAGTCTTTGGACTAGTTTTTTTTGTGTATAATTCGTTGAGGGTTTCTTCTTTGATTTGTTCTCTGGATTTCATAATATAACTTCACATAATATGTTTATAATATAAAGGGAGGCAAACGCCCCCCTTCGATGGATTACTAAGAGACAATCTTAATTGTTCTTTTCTTCTTACCTTCCGGCACAACTTTTTCCATTGCAATAATCAGCATGCCATTTTTCATGGATGCATCGACCACAATGACATCATCGGCCAGTTGGAATTTCTTAGTAAATTTGCGAACAGCAATTCCCCTGTGAACATACTCAGGTTCTTTACTATCCTTAAAGGGTTCAGTTTCTTTAGATGTAACTGTCAGAACATTGTCTGCATAATCTATTTCTAGATCTTCCTGAGAAAATCCAGCGACCGCCATTTCAATGTCATAGTTAAGTTCATCACGTTTTATAATATTGTATGGGGGGAAATTTTGAGTTCCTTGAAAGGAATCTGTGAAAAATTCAGATGTGACTCTATCCAACATAGAATCAAAGCCAACTCCAAATTTTGTGATCCTAAACGGATCGAAAGTTGATACTTGCGTAACCATAATTATCTCCTTATTTAGCAAGATTAATTAAATCGCACTTCCTTACGGCAAGTGCTGTAGTAGAAGTCAGCGAACCATTCCCCTGACTCCTATACTATTATTTATAACAATTAATAAGGCATTTCAGAATTTTCTTCCTCTTCCTCAGTAGTTTCAGTATCTTCGTTAAGGTCAACCCCTGC